TAGCAATGGTGGTAAGCAAGTTAATGCTTCCAGCACCTAAACCTCAAATTGTGACTTAGACAGTTCGTGGCGTGTTGTTTAATTACTTGACAAATGCTACACTTTATGACTATGGGTATATTTACGCGAGCAGTACCAACGCAAACTAAGCCGACTGTCGTAGCGCAATATGCCCCACAAAATCTTGGAGATCCATATCTATTTTCTGGGTTCGCCACGATTGATCGTAACGCTGCACTTGGAATCCCAAGTCTTGTCCGCGCTAGAAATCTTATCTGCAACACAGTGGCAGCTATGCCGCTCGAATTGTATAAGAAATCAACTGGTGAAGAATTAGGCAAACCAGTATGGATGAGCCAACCTGCAATTAACCAACCGCGTTCAGTTACGATTGCATATACTTGCGAATCTTTACTTTTTTATGGCGTAAGTTATTGGTTGGTAAAATCTCGGTATCAAGAGGATGGCCGTCCTGCATCATTCGAGTGGATTCCTAATTATCGTGTAACTCCAAAGTATTCTCCAGATGCACAAACTATTATTTCTTATTATGTAGATCGTAAAGAAATCTCTAATGAAGATATGGTTACATTCCAAGCACTCAGCGATGGAATCTTAACTACTGGTGGTCAAGTATTGAGAGCAGCTCTAGATTTAGAAACTGCTTCAGCGATTGCTGCTGCAACTCCAATGCCTTCTGGATATATCCGCAATTCTGGTGCAGACCTTGATCCAAAAGAAGTTCAAGGATTACTAGCTGCATGGAAGGCTGCTCGCGCTAATCGCAGCACTGCTTATCTGACTTCTACTCTTGAATACAATGCTACATCGTTCTCACCAAAGGACATGATGTATAATGAAGCCAAACAGGATTACGCTACTCAGATTGCTCGTCTTTGCAATGTTGATGCTTTTTATCTTAGTGCAGATGCCAACAACTCAATGACTTATAGTAATCTTCTTGATTCTCGTAAGCAATTTGTCTCTCTTACTTTGCAACCTTTCATTTCTGCTATTGAAGATCGTCTATCAATGAACGACATCACAGCAATGGGCAATGAAGTTCGCTTTGACTTGGATGCATCATTCTTGCGAGCTAATCCAATGGATGAATTGCTAGTGATTGAGAAGTTACTTGGTCTAGGACTTATCACAATAGAGCAAGCGATGGAAATGACAGACCTAACACCTAATGGAAGCGAAGGCATGAGCTAATGGAAAACATCCTCACATTCTCAGCAGAATTAACTGCTGATACTGCTAAGAGAGTTATCTCTGGCAAAATTGTGCCAATGGGAACGGGCGAAGTCGGCTCAACCTCAGCAGGCGCAGTCGTATTTGAAAAGGGAAGCATCCAACTTCCAGAAGATCCAAAGACTGTTAAGTTGCTTAATCAGCACAATACAAAAGAGCCTCTAGGCAAGGCACAATTTTTTAATGAAGTCGATGGAGAAGGCATCTATGCATCCTTTAAGATTTCTGCATCAACACGCGGAACAGATGCTCTTATCACTGCATCTGAAGGCTTGACATCTGGCCTATCAGTCGGAGTCGAAGTTCTTAAGTCAAGTCGTAAGGCTGGAGTTATGCATGTAACTGCTGCTCGCCTTATGGAAGTAAGTTTAGTAACAGAGCCAGCATTTAAGTCGGCTCAAGTCACTGATATTGCTGCTTCAGAGGAAGAAGTTCCTGTTGAAGTAGTAGAAGAAACCCAACCAACAGAAAGCGAGACAGCTGTGGAGAATACTCCAGAGACAGTTGCAGCACCAGTAGAGGCAGCAGCGGTTGAAGCTGCTCGACCAACTGTTACTGTGACAAATGTGCGCGAGCGCATTGCACCAATGACTTCAGGTCAATATCTAGAACACTCAATCAAGGCAGCGACTGGTTCAGATGAATCACGCCGCATTATTCGTGCAGCAGATGATGATTCATCTACTAACACAGGTTTAACACTTGCTCCACACATGAACGAGTTTATTACTAATCAGGTGACATCACGCGCTGCTATCGAAGCAGGCTCACGCGGAGCGCTTCCAGCTTCAGGTCTATCATTCACAATCCCACGCGTTACAGGTAATGCTGCTGCTGGAGATGTTAATGAAGGTGCAACAACAACTGAAACAGGAATCACTTCAGATTACCTAACAGTTACAGTAAATAAGTTCTCTGGAATGCAGACAGTTTCATGGGAGCTTCTAGATCGTTCAGCTCCATTGTTCTATGATGAAATGATCAAGAACCTAACAAACGCTTATGCTAACTCAACAGATGCAGCAGTAATTGCAGCACTTCTTGCAGGCGGTACAGCAGCATCAACAACAGCTGCAACAGCAACTGGTTTCCAGTCATTCGTAGCAACAGAAACTGCTGCAGCATATAAGGGTACTGGCCAATTCGCTCGTAACCTCATTGCCTCGACAGATGTCTGGGCTGCAATCATGGGCTACCAGGACACAACAAACAGAGCGCTCTATACTGCAGCAGCTCCAATGAACGCTTCTGGTAACGCAGCACCAACAGCTCTAACTGGCTCAGTTCTTGGACTCAACCTTTATGTTGATCCAAACATCGGAGTATCTGGAGTTATTGACAACTCTTGCTACATCGTTTCACCAGAGTCATACACAACTTACGAATCACCTACAACTCGCTTGCAGGTTCAGGTTCTAGGTTCAGGACAGGTTGAAATCGCTGTCTATGGTTACTTGGCAATCGCAGTCAAGAACCCACTTGCTATCCGTAAGTTCAACCTTACCTAAGCAACCCTAAGTCGCTAAGAGGGGCTGTAGCCCTCAGCCCCTCTTAGTCTTTAGAAAGGAATCGCATGTCACTTACAACAGTCACAGAACTCCGCACAACTCTTGGAGTTGGCACTCTGTACTCTGACGCGACCCTTCAAGAAGTGTGTGACGCGACTGACGCAGTCCTACTTCCAATGCTATGGAATAACTACACTTTCAACATTGCTCACAGCAACACAGCCACTACTGGCACTCTTTACTTTGATGATTATGTCCTCAACGCTTTTTACATTGGCCAGACTGTCGTAATCGGTGGCAATGGCTCAAAGCACAATGGCTCTAAAACTATTACTAATGTCGGTGAGTATTCAATCACTTACGCAATTTCTGGCAATAACAACACTCCTGTTAAATACCATCCAGTTAATCCTTATGGACAGGTTGCAGCAGAGAGTTATGTCGATTGGACTACTGACGCTGCTGTACAAAACGCTGCTCTTATGATCAGTGTTGAAATTTGGCAAGCCCGAACCGCTACCCTTTCTGGTTCTAATCTTGTCGATTTCCAGCCTTCCCCTTATCGAATGAGCGCACAGCTTCTCGCTAAGGTGCGAGGATTGATAGCACACGCACTCGACCCACGCTCGATGGTGGGATAATGACAGTTGCTCTTACTACTCTTAGAACGACACTTGCTACAGCTCTAGTCGATAACTCAAAATATCAAACCTTTGCATTCCCGCCTGCCACAGTATTGGCTAACTCGGTTATCGTCTCTCCCGATGATCCTTATGTGACTCCTAGCAATAATGCTCGTAACACAGTAAGCCCATTGGCTAATTTTAAGTTAATTATCACAACCCCGCTTTTCGATAACGAAGGCAACCTTAACGGGATAGAAGATTTCGTAGTTCGAGTGTTTAACCTACTCGCTGCATCTTCTTTGACCTATAATGTAAGCGCAATCAGTGCGCCTAGTGTTCTCAATGCTGCTTCGGGAGACCTACTCAGTTGCGAGATGTCCGTATCAATCCTAACAAGTTGGAGCTAACATGTCACTAACACCAGAGGATTTGGCCTTCTTGAAGAAGATTGGTCAAACCAGCGAACCAGCACCAAAGCCAGTATCAACCAAGAAAGATGAGGAATAATCAATGGCAATTTTCTTAAACAATAAGGTCGGATTTAAGGTTGCTACAGTCAATCTTTCTGATCATGTTACTGCATTCACTCTTAATCGTCAGCTAGATGCTCTAGAAGTTACAGCAATGGGCGATACAGCTCATAAGTTCGTGGCAGGTCTAGCAGCAGATACAATCACAGTATCATTTCTAAATGACACAGCAAGTGCAAGTGTTCTACCAACACTTCAGGCTGCATTCGGCACAACTGTTGCATGGCAGGCAGTTCAAGATTCTTCTGCTGCTATTTCAGCAACTAATCTTCTATATTCAGGTACAATCTTCGTAGATAACCTAACTGACATCAATGGTGCAGTAGGCGATGAAGGAATGATTGACATTACTTTTACATGCAACAGCAAGTCTGCTACTGCATCTACAGGTACTTGGTCATAATCTAACTAAACAAAGGGGCTGCTCATGGCAAGACTGAAGATAGTTCGAACAGACGGAAGCGTTATCGAGGGTGAGATTACTCCAGCAGTGGAGTATTCATTCGAGTTATTCGCTAAAAAGGGTTTCCATCGCGCTTTTCGAGAAGAAGAAAAGCAGACGGATGTTTATTGGTTAGCATGGGAAGTCACACGCAGATCAGGTGAAACTGTTAAGCCGTTCGGGATTGAGTTTATTGAGACACTTAAGAGTGTTGAGGTACTTGACTCAGACCCTTTAGCTTAAAGCGCGATTATCCATTCACCTACTTAATAGCTCGCTTGAGCATTAGGTTGGGAATCGCGCCACAGCAGTTACTAGAGCTAGACCCAATAATGCTTCAAGCCTTGTTGAAGGGTCTCAAAGATGAAGCAAAGGAGATAAGCGATGCCAGTAAGCGTAAAGGGCGGCATTGAACTCCGTAAGGCTCTACGCGCTTATACTCCAGACTTGGCTAAGCAGATGCCAAAAGAGATTGCAGCGGCCTTAAAACCTGTTGTGAAGGTCGCTAGAGGATATGTGCCAGACAACGGTTCAATCCTTAGCGGATGGCGTAGTCGCGAGAATTACACTGGCAGATTCCCACTCTTTGATTCTCGTTCTGTTAAATCTGGCATCTCATATAAGACCACTCCATCTAAGGCCAATTCCAGAGGCTTTAGATCATTAGCGCGTTTATTGAATAAGACTGCAGCTGGTGCAATATATGAAACTATGGGTCGCAGGACTCCATCTAGCCGATTCGTCCAGAATCAAAGAAACAAGTATGGATCAGAGTTTAAGGGTCAAGGCAAAGAACAAGGAACTTTACTTTTTCGTGCCTATGATGAAGATAGAGGTTCAGCTCGAGATGGTGTTCTAAGAGCTATTGAAAAGGCCAGCAAAGACTTTAAGAGAGCAACAGCATGAGTATTTTAATTGATGTCGCAGCGGAGTTCACTGGCAAAAAAGCCTTTAAGCAAGCAGAAAGCGCAACCGATAAACTTACGAAATCGGCTAAGACTTTAGGCAAAACTCTAGGAATCAGTTTAGGTACTGCTGCCGTTCTTGGCTTTGCTAAGGCTTCGGTTAAGGCAGCAGCAGCTGACCAAAAGGCTCAACAGCAACTAGCACTAGCTCTTAAGAATGTTGGTCTTGGTAGAGATGCAGCAACTGCTGAAGGATACATCCAACGCCTTCAAAGTGAGTTCGGCATAGTCGATGATAAATTGCGTCCTGCTTATCAGATTCTAGCAATTGCCACACGCGATACTGCTGAATCTCAAAGACTTATGGGCATTGCTATGGATGTCAGTGCTGCAAGTGGCATTGATTTACAAGCGGTTTCCAAAGCATTAAGCAAGGCATATTTAGGTAATAACACTGCACTGTCTAAACTAGGTGTAGGTATATCTAAGGCAGACCTTAAGACTAAATCTTTCAAGGAAATCACAGACCAGTTATCAGTCACCTTTGCTGGAGCTGCCACAACTGCTGCAAGTGGTTATCAAGGTTCATTGGATAAACTTACTATTGCTTCCAATAACTTTAAGGAATCAATCGGCACTGGCTTAATTGAAGCGTTGCAGATTCTTTCAGGCGATGGTGGGCTTGCTACCGCCACAACTGCATTTGAAAAACTCGGCACAAAGATTTCAGATGCAACTATTGGGCTTGCCTATTTCTTGAAGGATGTTAAAGCAATTCCGGGGGCTTCTGCTGTTCTTTCTTTGCTTAGTGATCCATTGGGCATCAACACTCTTCTAACTGAACTCCAAAGATATAAGCAGCAACCAAGACCATTTAAGACACCAATGACGATATCTGGTCAGGTTGAGGTCAAATCTGCTACAAAAGTAACTGCATTGACCAAAGAGCAGGCTAAGAATCAGGCAAAGATTCTTGCTGACAAGAAACTCTCTGCTGCTATTGATAAGGCTAACCTAGCCCTTAATAAGGGTACTGACCTATTCAATATGGATGCTATTCAACTTAATGCAGCTCTAATCAATCAAGCTGAGCAACTAGGTAAAGTGACTTCTCAGGCTCAACTATTAGCAATTACTACCGATATTGCTCGCCTAAAGATTAAACAGGATATTGCCAACCTTGAAGATGCAATTGCATCTAAGGATGAAGCCCGTATTACTGCTGCAACCAATCAACTCAATACAGACCTTAAGATTTATAGCGCGCTGAGTAATCAGAGTCTTAAACTAGCTGATATCAAAGCAATTCTTGATTCTCTTTTACCTAAAGACTTAATCAATCTTGCCAATCTTACTGAAGCTATTCGCCTTCTGACTATTATCAATAATGGCAAGACTCCAAGTGTGACAAGTCCAGTTGCTCCGACCAGTCCTTTAGCACCAAAAGTTCCTAATCCATTAGTTCCAGTAACTCCAGTTATAATTCCACCAGAGGGTTCAGGAAGCAAGGCTGCAAACGATACACAAAAATGGGCAGAAGAAATTGCTGCTAAGGCAGCAGCGGATGCAGCAGCAGCAGCGCAAGTTTCACTAACTAATCAAGTCGCTCAAGGTTCATTCGCTATGGGTATTGGTGCTGGTCTAACCACAGCAGCAGCACTATCAGGTGCAAGATATGCAGCACAAGGTGCAGCTTCAATGGGTGGTGGATATGTGGTCAATATCTATGCCAATACTGTTTCTAATCCAGACGAATTAACTGGTCTAATCCAAGACACAATTATTAGACTTAATAAGCAGGGAGATTACTTAACCACTGCTGGAGCCTTATGAGTCGGCCAGTAATCAATGTAATTATCAACTTCTCTACAGGAGCAATCTTTGGCAATCCATTTATCTTAGATCAGTCTCAACTGGGAAGTCTAGACATCCTTTCAGATTCAACAGCTTTAGTAGTCGATGTGTCTGACTTGATTGATTCAATCTCTACCAATCGAGGACGGCAATTATCAGCTGAGCAATTCAATACTGGCACTGCATCCGTCCGTATCCTTGACCAGACAGGTGCATTCAATCCACAGAACACTGCCAGTCCGTATTACACATATTTAAGCCCTATGCGCAAGATAGCCATTACTGCCACTTATCTTGGTACTACTTATCCAATCTATGCAGGCTATATCACTGCTTATTCAACCAGTACTCCTAAGTTCACTGGAGACTTGGTTTATACGACTATCACAGCTGTAGATGGATTTCGTCTATTCCAGAATGCTCAGTTCTTTGGTGTCACTGGAGCAACAGCAGGTGAAACCACTGGCTCACGTATTACTAAGATTCTAGACACTATTCAATGGCCTGCATCTATGCGCGATATTGACACAGGGCAGACCACAGTTCAGGCTGACCCAGCCACACAAAGAACAGCCCTCTCAGCCCTTCAGACAGTCGCTACGACTGAGTATGGGGCTATCTATATGGGAGCAGACGGTAAGTGCGTATTCCAAGACAGAGCGGTTACTGCTGGCTCTATAGGTGGCACTTCTACAGTCTTTAACGATGATGGCACTGGCATTGGTTACTTTGATGTCAAGTGGGTCTTTGACGATACCCAGATTTACAATAAGGCAACCATTACACGCACAGGTGGTTCAGTCCAGACTGCCACAGATTCTGCATCTATTGATCAATACTTTACCCATTCCTATAATCAATCTGGCTTGCTTATGCAGACCGATGCAGAAGCTCTGCAATATGCTCAGGCTTTTATTGCTTCTCGCAAGGACACTACAGTTCGAGTCGATAGCCTTACCCTTGATTTACAGCAGGATAATTACACTTCAGGCACTATTGCTGGTCTTGGGTTAGATTTCTTTGATCCAATTACTGTTACTACTTCCCAACCTTCTTCGACTACCTTGACAAAGACTGAGCAAGTCTTTGGAGTATCTCACCAGATTCGACCAGATTCATGGAAAGTCAATTTCACCACAGCAGAGCCAATCATCGATGCATTCATTCTCAATTCGACACAATACGGTATCCTTGGGGTATCGTCTTTTAGCTACTAAGGAGCAATAATGGCAGGAGCAGGCTACAAGCTGTTTAGCACAGGAGATGTGCTGTCAGCTAGCGATGTTAATACTTATCTACAGCAACAGACAGTTATGGTCTTTGCTAGTGCAGCAGCGCGTACAACTGCTCTTGCAAGCGTTCTCGCAGAGGGAATGGTCACATATCTTAAAGACACCGATGTAGTAGAAATCTACACAGGTGCAGCTTGGGTCTCTCTCGATGATCCAAATGCTATCCAGAACTCAATCGTGGATGCTAAGGGCGACATCATCACAGCAACTGCTGATAACACACCAGCGCGCCTTGCAGTAGGCACAAACGGCCAAACACTTGTGGCGGATAGTACCGCTTCTACAGGCTTGAAATGGGCTACTGCTTCAAGCGGTGCATTAACACTAGTCAAAGCCGAAACTGCCTTTAGCGCAGTAGCAAATACAGGCACAACTTTTGATGGCGTGTTTAGTAGCACTTACAACAATTATTTAATCATCATAAATCAAACTCTCAATTCTGTTGATGGCGAATCTTTTAATTTTAATATGCGTTATTCAACAGCA